CCCAGAGGCCAAGGCCAAAGCAATGGCAGAGCTTGCCAAGATTCAAGCAGAAGGCAGGCTGGCTGAACTTCAGGCAGACAACATTGAGTCCCAAGAACTTACCAAGCGGGCTGAAGCTGATATGCGGTCAGACTCATGGCTGTCTAAGAACATTAGGCCCATGACCCTGATCTTTATACTGCTGACCTACACCGTCTTTGGCTTGATGTCGGCGTGGGATATCGAAGTAAACCAGTCCTATGTCGAGCTTCTTGGGCAGTGGGGGATGCTTATTATGTCTTTTTACTTCGGTGGGAGAACCCTTGAAAAGATTCTGGCTATGAAGGAAAAGAAATGAATCTGACCCAGAACTTCACCTTGCATGAAATGACCAAGTCCGAGACTGCCTTGCGCTTTAATATGGCAAACGACCCAACCAACACCGAGATTGAAAACCTTCGTGTTCTTTGCGAAAACGTTTTGCAACCTGTGCGTAACTACTACGGCATGGGCGTCAAGGTCAACAGCGGGTTTAGGCACCCTCTCGTCAACGCCAAGGTCGGTGGGTCTACCATGTCCGATCACTGCAATGGCATAGCCGCTGACATCGAAATCCCCGGTATTGCCAACGCCGACTTGGCTCAGTGGATTGTAGACAACTGCGAGTTTCGGCAAGTAATTTTAGAATTTTATACGCCGGGTGTGCCGGACTCGGGCTGGGTACACGTTAGCTTCAACCCTGCCGACAACAAAAAGCAGGTCTTGACCGCAACGAAACAAAACGGTAAAACAGTTTATCTTGAAGGACTGGTAGCCTAAAATGCCTTTTCAAAAACTTCAATTTCGCCCCGGTATCAATCGTGATACCACTAATTATTCCAACGAAGGTGGCTGGTGGGATTGTGACAAGATTCGCTTTTTCTCTGGCTATCCACAGAAAATCGGCGGCTGGATTGCGGCAACGTCTGAGCGGTTTATCGGCACCTGCCGACAGATGAAAAACTGGATTACGTCGTATAACGATAATTTACTGGCCCTCGGAACCAACGAAAAACTTTATATTGAGGTTGGTGGGTACTTCTACGACATTACCCCAATACGCACAACGCTCACCACAACCGACACAGATGATTGCGTTGAGACGACCAGTGGCTCGGCGGTTGCTGTTTTTGCCGTTGTTGCTCATGGATGCTTGACGGGCGATTATGTAACGGTCTCAGGCGTGACGGGTGACGTAGGTGGAATCCCTGATGCTGAACTTAATACAGAGCATATTGTTACCAAAATTGATAACGACAACTTTAGCGTTACGGTTACAACGGCGGCAACGTCCACGGTGGCAGGGGGTGGTGGTAATGCCATTGATATTGCCTGTCAGATACACCCCGGCTTTGCCTCGGCAACACTTGGATATGGGTGGGGAACGGGCGCATGGAATGGCGCTTTTGGCTGGGGTCTTGCTTCCCCTGTACCGGTGGACTTGCCACAGCAAGACTGGTTTATGGATAACTTTGATAACGACCTTATTGCCAATATTCGTACCGTTATTACTGGGGGCGGCGCACCCATTGGTGGGCCTATTTATATTTGGGAGCGTGGTTCAACCGTTAACCCGACAACCTCTTTAGGAACCCGTGCCGTTCTTTTATCTTCGCTAGGTGGTGCGGCAGATGTACCCGAGTCTGCCATGCAGATTCTTGTGTCCCAAAACGATAAGCACCTCTTAGCATTTGGATGCCAGCCCTATGGTGGGTCTTCGGGAGACTTTGATCCCCTGCTTATCCGTTTTGCAAGCCAAGATCAGCCCGAGGTGTGGACGCCGCTTGTAACAAATTCGGCAGGTTTTATACGAGTTTCAAAGGGTTCAAAGATTGTCCGGGCGCTTGCTACACGACAGGAGATTGTTGTTCTAACAGATGCAAGTGTTTACACTCTTCAATTTACCGGCACAACCGATGTTTTTGCCATCCAAGAGCTTTCAAACAACACTTCAATTATTGCACCCCGTGCGGCTACGACCGCCGCTAATGTGGTCTTTTGGATGGGCCAAGACAAGTTTTATATGTACGACGGTCGAGTTCAACCGTTGCCTACAACGCTTCGTGAGCATGTGTTCAAAGACTTAAATTACGGTCAAGCCGATCAGATCATTAGCGGAACCAATGAGGGCTTTAATGAGATCTGGTGGTTCTACCCCAGTGCCAATTCAACGTGGAACGACAGGTATGTGATTTTTAATTACCTTGATCAGGTCTGGTATTACGGCACGATTGAGCGCACAGCTTGGTTGGATACGCCCTTAAGGAACGTCCCCGCCGCCGCAACCACTGGTGAGAATGACCAGAACAACGGTATTTTGTACAGCCATGAAACAGGGATTGATGACGCTGGCGCTCCGATAGAGGCTTACATTGAGTCGGCTGACTTTGACATAGCAGATGGTGAGCAGTTTATGTTGACCCGCAGGATTATTCCTGACATTAACTTTAGCCAGTCGGATCTTGGCGGCACAACACCTCAAGTCAATATTACAGTTCGCCCCCGCAACTTCCCCGGTTCGCAGTATCAAAACGACCCTTCGGACACTCAAGGTGTCATTGAAACCACGGCTGACATATTTACCGATCAAATTTTTGTTCGGGCCAGAGCAAGGCAGTTAGCAATTAAAGTAGCTTCTGACCAGCTTGGAACCCAGTGGCAGTTGGGTACCCTGAGGCTTGATGCCCGACAGGATGGCAAGCGATGATTCAGAAAAACTTTGCCGCCCCAAACCTACCCCTCTTTAAGAATGACTACAGTAGGCTTGACCAAGATCAGTTTTCTAATGTCTTGCGGCTGTACTTTAACCTGCTGGACAACTACTTACTTATCCTTGCTACACCCCCATCTGGATCTACGGCAAATCGTCCGACGACTAATTTGGCTGTTGGAGACTATTATTTTGACACTGACCTCAATCTCCCAATTTACTACGACGGCACTGATTGGATAGATGCTGCCGGGAACGTGGTTTGATTTGTGTCTGTAATTGGCTCTATTGTGTGGGTATCGGCTTTGCCTTAAAATGAGTAACATTAATTATCTGTTTAAACGGACAAGACTATGTATGACATGAAACCAATGGCGGAATCTCTGGCCTCTCAAGGCCGATACGGAGATTCCATGCTTGTTCACATGAACCCTGTCGAGGTGGCTGGTTTACGAGCCGCCGCTCAAAGAATGGGCGGGGATCTTACTACCAACCCTCAAACGGGCCAGCCCGAAGCGTTTCTCCCCTTCCTTCTTGGTCTTGGTCTTCAAAGTGGCTTGGGACTGACCGCTTTGCAAGCCGGTCTTGCCACAGGTTTAGGAACAGCGGCAATCACCAAAGACTTAGGCCAAGGCGTATTAGCCGGTCTAGGCGCTTTTGGTGGCGCTGGTATAGGCGAGGGGCTTGGAGCGGCATCCGCACCCCCGCTTCCTGTTGGAGAAGGCTTCGCATCAGCGTCTCAGGCGGCAAATGCGGCGGCCTTACCGCCGGTATCACCAACAATGGTTACGCCAACGGTTACAGACGTTGGACTTGGAACAGGTGGTTTTGGTGGAACGACCCTTCCGGGCGGCGGCATGGTTTCTCCAACATCATTCCCCGCTGGCACCACCCCAAGTCTTTCTATTCCGGGCGGATTTTCTACCCCGCCCGGAATAGAAAACACAGCACTTCAAATGCCCAGCTTCCAAACTACTATTGGTGGCAATGTCTCTAGTGTCTCTAGTCCTTCACTAATGGGCGGTTTAGAGAATGTTATGTCGGGTGGAGCAGAAGGCACAGCGGCACGAGAAGCCTTTATGAAGGGCGTTGGCGGAGAGAAAGGTCTCCTTGGTTATACCGCCGCAGGTATCGCTCCCTATGCGTTTGAACAACCCACCCTTGATGGAATGGGGGGACAAAAATCTCTAATTCGTCCCTTTGATTATGATCCTACAACACAAGAGTTTATAGAGCGTGAATCATATACCGCCCCCGGGCCGGAATACATGGCTCGTGGCGGGATCATTCAACGGCTAGCTCAAGGTGGCCTTACGGGCTATAAAGAGGGCAACATCCTTCGAGGTCAGGGCGATGGCATGAGCGATGAAATAGAAGCCTCTATCGGGGGCGAGCAAGATGTTCTTCTCTCCGATGGGGAATACGTTGTTCCCGCCGATGCGGTCGCTATGCTAGGTAACGGATCAACCGATGCCGGTGCTAACCGATTGGACGAGATGATTGCCCGTCTGCGAATGAAGAAGTATGGTCGAGACAAGCAACCGCCTGAAATGAAGGCAGAAAGCGTTATGCCCACATGATCCAAGCTTCCCATGTACCAAGGGAATTTGTTGATCAGTGTTGGCCTAATGTCGAGGATTATTTAGCAGGAGCGGCAAAATACACGCACGGTCGATACGAAGTTGATGACATCTACCACGCCGTTATGGATTACGACCACCACCTGTGGGTCGCCTTTGAAGATAATACGATTTTGGGAGCAGTTGTCACTAACTTCTTACATTACCCTAGAAAGAAATACCTCTGTATGTCTTTTTGTGGTGGAGAGCGATTGTCGGAATGGAAAGATCCTATGTTGAAGATGCTTCAACACTGGGCCTTTGACAATCACTGTGATGGGGTTGAGGCAACTGCTAGAATTGGATGGGCTAAGGTGTTTAAACAAGATGGACACAAGGCTCTTTGGCAGACATTTGAACTACCAGCGGGTAGTGAAGGGATAAGTCATGGGTAAAGGCGGCGGATCACCTCCTCCAGCACCGACACAGGTTAGTCAGTTAACCATTCCGGAGTACGCCCAGCCGTACATGGAAAAACTGTTGGGGCGGACCGAAGCATTAACGGCCCGACAATTGCCTGTTTTTGAGGGGCAAAGAACTGCCGCACCCAGCTCTGCTCAATTAGAGGTCCAGCAAGCCGTTCGTAATATGCCGCAATATGCTCCGGGGCAGTTTAGGACATCCATGTTTGGTGCGCCGCAAGCGCAAACCTATATGTCTCCCTATATGCAAAATGTAGTAGACATTCAAAAACGCAAAGCAATTGAGGACGCACAAAAAACACAATTGGGGAGTAATCTTGCGGCGGCTCGACAGGGAACTTATGGCGGAGCAAGGCAGCTTTTAGCCCAAACTCAAAGAGAAAAAGCATTGTCTGAAGGCCTTGGCGATATACAAGCCAAAGGCTTACAGTCCGCCTATGAACAAGCGCAAAAACAATTTGAGCGTGATCGTGAGGCGTTAAGACAGGTTCAGGCAATGCGTGAATCGTCCCGACAATTTGCTGGTACTTATGGCATCCAACAAAGGGAGCTTCAGGCCAAGATTGCAGAGCAAGATAGATTGGCTCGACAACGGGAAATTGATGCTGCAATAACAGCGTTTCAAGAAAGAGAAGCGGCCCCGTATAAACAGCTTGGTTATATGTCCGATATTTTGCGTGGGACAGGCTCCTTAACTGGTGGTCGAGCAATTTATGAAGCGCCTCAAAGTCTTGCCCAACAGGCGGTTGGTTTGGGTCTTCCCGCCCTTGCTGTTGCACGAGGTCTCGGATGAACATTATTCAAATTTCTGAGCAACTTAAGGATGTTCCTGATCAGTTCTTGATGCAGGAGATTCAGAACCCAACAGGCTCTTATCCTTCCTACTTGGTGGTCTCTGAACTGACCCGCCGTAAAAGGATGCGGGATGGGGCTATCAAGCAAGAACCTACCACCTCTGTGGCGGAAGATCTTGTCGGTATTTCATCTACCCCCGAGGCCGCACAGTCTATCCTTGGTGCGGCACAGCAAATGATGGCCCAGCCTCAACAAATGCCTCAACAAATGCCTCAGCAGATGCCCCAAATGGGTATGCCTATGATGGCTGATGGTGGACTTGTAGCGTTTGAGAATGGTGGTCCTATTCGGGCGCAAGAGGGTCTTTTTGCAGATCTGCGTAGATATGTACTTCCATACGAAGACGAAGAGCGAAGAGCCGCTTTAGATGAGTCAGTCTCTGGGATTGGTCAATCTATTTTGGGGGCAACCTCTGAAATTCCTTTTCCAAGGTTTACACCTCTGGGAGCAGATCCAGAAAGCTCGCCATTTGGAAATTTTGTGCGTGGGCGCTTATCCCCAACTGAAGATGTTGCCTATGTGCCGCCATCAGACTCCGCACCCCCTTCCCAAAAACCCGTAATCAGTTTACAAGGTCTTGGTTTGGGTAATAAGAAATCAGAAACAGACACTATGCTTGAGATGATGGCCCTACAACAGGCAGAAAGAGATAGTCAGGCACTGAAAACAGGAAGCCCTGTAGCAACAGGAGCCTCTGCCCAGCAAAAGATAGCAGGAGAGGGCGCTCCACCACCTAGGGCGGGTGGGCTTGGTGCGTTTAAAATGCCAGAGTTTCCGACGGCTCAATACGAAGCCGCAATGGGTATGCCAATGCCTACCGAGGCAGAGATTGCTGGACTTCGTAAACGGGCAGGTGAAGAGTTTGAGCAGACAATGCCCGACAGGACATCTCAACTTCTTAATGAGCGCATTCTCCGAAAGACGGAGCAACTCCAAAAAGACAAGGATATGACCTTTAACGAGGCTCTTTTTGCCGCTGGTGCGGCGGTCCTTTCGGCCCCCGGTGGTGGCGGTATGAAATGGGCTGGGGAAGGATTGAAGGCCTTTGGTCAAACGATGGCGCAGGGCAAAAAAGATATTCGCAAGAGTCAGGATCTTATTGATCAGGCTAACATTGATCTTGCACAGGCTCAGAGTCTTAGGGATCAGGGCAAACTTAATGCCGCCGATAAGGCAGAAACCAAGGCCTATGAGCGGTTTGCACAGGGCCGAGCATTGGCACAAAGTGATGCGGCCCTCTCTCTTCAGCAGTACAACGCCAAAATCACCGCCGCTAAAGCGCCTTATGAGATGGCAGAGACCGAAGCAAAGACGGGTTACTACCAAGCGGCGGCGGCTACTGCTGGTATAGCAAAACAAAAACCCTTTAGCCTTGATGAAGTTTTAGGGGCAAAACAAAAGTTACTGCTAGACGCTTCTAATAGGGGCGAAGATATTAGCGACCCAAGTGTTAGAGCAAAGGTAGAGGAAACACTTCAACGGTACTATCCGGGCTATATCCCCACCGAGACTGGCCCTAAAATTCGTGGATTAGAAACTCCAGCAACCCTTGCTCCGGGAACCTAATTAATGCCGTATCAAATCACCCTACCCGATGGGTCAATCGGGATGATCGATGATTCGGTCCCCCGTGATCGGGCTATGGAGGCGGCAGAAGCCGCTTATCCTGATGCCTTTCCGGGGATAGGGGAACAGTTACTTGGCGCTCCCGGTGAATTAGCAAAGGGTTTTGCACGAGGGTTTGTTGACCCCGTTTCGGGATTGTTATCCACGGGATACACAGGACTCCGTGCCGCCGGTATGGAGTTGGACCCCTTTGCAGAGACCGCCGTAGGTAAAGGTCTTGCCGGGGTTCAAGAATATCTGGCCCCCGACTATGGAACCGTTTCTCAGTTTGCTGGAGCCTTGGGTGGACTCGGCTCTTTCCTTGTTCCCGGTGCGGCACTTGCTAAAGGTTTAGGAAGAACCGCAACTCTTGGTGGTATGGCTACCGGTCTTGGCGCAGAAGAGGCTAGAAGCCGGGTTGAAGAGGCTAGAGCAGAGGGAATCGAGGTTACTCCGGGACAAGAGTTTGGCGTTCAGTTGGGCGGCGGTGTTATTGGTATTAGTGAACTCGCTCCCATTGAGCGTTTAACCGGCCCATTACAGGCCGTTCTGCGTGGGGTGAAAAAGTCCGACGCAGACATGATTGCCCCCGGACTGTTCAACAGTGCTAAACGTATGGTTGAAACAGGCGGTATCGAAGGTCTTCAGGAGGGCATGGCAAATGTCGCTCAGGATCTTCTTGCCAAGGGCGTTTACAACCCCAACCTTGATGTCGGTGACTCCGCTCTGGGTGATGCGGCAATGGGTGCATCGGTCGGTGCATTTGCTCAAGGAGCCATTGAACTTGTTACCAAGGGACGAAGGAAGCAACTCTATGACACTCTTAAAGCCGAGGAAGATGCGAAGGCCCGAGCCGCAGAAGCCGAAAAGGCCAGACTTGCCGAAGAGACGGCCCGAAAGCAAACTCTTACAAACTTTGGGGTGGAAGGCCAGCCCCTCCTTTTAGCCGCCCCACAAGGACAGGTTACACCGTCCCGCCAAGAGAAGTCCTCCCTCGATCAGTACGGCGTAGAAGACAAAGATCTCTTTGAACCCTTTGGCACGTTTACACGAGACGAGCTTGATAAAGATGTCGTCAAAGAACTCGATAAGCGTCGTAAAGAAGCCGGTCGCCCAAAGACAGAAACCTTCACCCTGCAAGACATTGCTGATACGGGCGTTTACAGGGGTGAATTAAATAGGCTTATTGCCCAGCGTTCTGGCTATACCGGAGAACTGAAGTTTAAACCGTCCGAAGTCGTTGGCTTGGCGGAACAGAAGAACATTGATACCTCCACTCAGGGCTTCTCGGATTTTGTTGCACGAGTTACGGGCAAGAAACCACTGCCAGAGCAAACCGGTGTAAAAGCCTTACGAGGTTTAAACGATGTAGAAATCTTTGCTGTTCGAGAGGCAATCAATAAACTTCCGACCTACGAGCAAAAGAAGATTCTTCCGACCGGTAAGGCGGCAAAGATCTTTGATGACAAGCAATCCACCAAGACCCTGACCTCCATCAAAAAGACTCTCGGTGAAGATCTTGGGGCGGAAGGGCTTGGAGAAACCAGCATCCTTCAAGAGATCGGGGATTACTCCGGTCTTGAGGACGTTAACGACCAGAAAAGTCTTTTAGAAAAGTACATCCTTGACGGAGAATTAGAAAGGGTCTCAACCCCAGCCGTTGCGGTATTGGATGCCAATGGTAATCAAGTAAGCGTTATTAAAGGTTCGACTCAGGCCGAAAGACTACAGGCTCAGAAAAAAGCCCAAGAAATCGGTGGGACGATCAAAGACACCACCATCAACCAGATTCGCACCCCCGATCCTATTAACCGCCTGATTGGTGGATTTGATATTCGGCAGGGAACCTTTGAGGATACGTTGATTGATGGCTATGACATCACCACCGAAACGGGTGAAGTCATTGGCAAGACCAAAAGCCTAACCGACGCAGAGAACCGTGTAAACAGGGCAACGGAATTGCGGAAGCAGCGACAGCTTCAGCTTCTTGATGCCAAACAAAAGATCCAAGAAAACATTGCCAAAAGCGAACAGGCAATGGCGGATCTGGAGGCTCTTGGCAAGAAGGACAGCGAAGACTTCAAAAAGATTCAAAACTCAATGGCGGCGCAGGAAAGAAACCTTGCCAAGGTCGAGCAGAACCTTATTGAGTTTGGTAAAAAGGTTGCGTTCAAGTTCCGCTACAAACAACAGAAGCGTACCGGCTTTACCTTATTTGAGGGAAATAAACCTGTAGGTACCTACAACTCCCGCCAAGAAGCCTTAGAAGCCTCTGTGGTTGCCCAGCCCACCGATAGGCTGGAGGCAATGCTTGAAGCCTTCCCGACCTTAAGTGCGTCTGCCAAACCGGGAATGGATCGGGCAGATATTAAGAAGCTCCAGCAGGTTGCCGCCAACGAACTTGCCGCCCGCAAGGGAGAGGTACCAAGCGGGGTAGGCGTTACTGTTGAGGGCGACATTACAGCGGCAGAAGAAAGACTTGCCCTACAGGGCATCTTTAGCCCAAAGATTAAAGAGCGTGTAAACGAGCTAGATAAAAAGCTGCGGGCAGCGTTGGATAAGCTCGGCCTAAAGGATGTACGTTTAAACATAGTAGGCGCTATCAAAGGCGAGCTTGGCGATGCCGATGGAGTCTATGCGGCTCGTCTTATCAAGATTGCATTGGATGCTGAAAATCCAATGCGAGTTCTCCGCCACGAGGGTATCCATGCCTTAAAAGAACTGGGTGCGTTTACACCGGATCAGTGGCGGGTGCTTGAGAACAAAGCCAAGTCCGAATGGATGGCAAAGTACAACATTGCTGACCCCAAAAGATACGGATCACTCAGCCCTGAGATCCAACTTGAAGAGGCGATTGCAGAGGCATTTGCCGATTTCAGTCAGACCAAGCCTCCCGCCGGTCTTATTGGTAACGTCTTTAGTAGGATTAAGAGCTTCTTTGCCGCCCTTGATAATGGGTTTAAAGGACTTGGATTCCAAACGGCGGATGATGTCTTTGGTCGAGTGGAAAGAGGCGAACTGTTACCCGGCATGGGAGAGAGAGCCGCCGAGGTTAAGGGGTTACAAGCCCAGAGGGTGGTGGCAGAAACACCGGAGAGGTATCAATTAAGACGAGATCCATTTAAAGACGCAAGAATTGCTACGGCTGGCGAATTTAACCAGATTGAGCCGCCGCAAGACTTGATTGATCTTACTAGGCGAGTTAACGAAGCAGATGCCAGTGCAACATACCCTGCCGCTAAAACTGCTGCCACTAAACTTGGTCGTCGTTTAAACAAAGAGATGGAGGCTTTTGCCCGCCAAGCTTTGGGAAGAGAGCCGACAGACGCTGATATAGGCGAACTGTCTGCAAGGCTTAGTCAATTTGCCGATGAAGACCTCCGAGACTACATAGCAGAAACCGCCGCTCAGACGCAAGAAAGGTATCAATTAAGGCGAGTACCGCCCTCTAAAGTTGTTTCAAGCGTTATCGAAGACCTTGGTCTTACTGATGCAGAGGTGGCGGCGACATCGCTTGGATTACAGACTGGCAAGGGCGGGACTAATGCGTTTAAACAACAAGATGTCGGCGGCATTCGAGACATTGTTGATTTCCTAGAGAATCGATACAGAAACTCCGGGCTTCCCAACCTTGACCTTACGCAAGAGGCTGACCGGGATCTTCTCAGTAAACTTCTTTCCGCCGAGGTTCTGTCTGCTATCCGTTCCGGTGGAGCAAACATCCAATGGTATGACAAGGTGATTGACCAGATGCTGGGCATGGCATCGCTTAAATATCCTGAGTTGCGTACCGATCCCAATGCACAAGCCGCCTTCCGTATTGCTATTTCAGTTTCTTCTCAAGGCCAGAATGTTGAAGACAACCTGAAGTTTGGCGAGCGGGTGTACGAGCAGTTCAGTCAGAATGCTGAACGAGGTAGGCCAAGATTCCCCGAGATTGGAACCGGGGAGTCGATGAAAGCCATGCAGAACAATTTCCGCATTGCCAACCGCATGATTGACAAGATGGGGATGGATGACTTCCGGAAGTTCTTGGAGACACCCTTTACTGTTCAAGAACTTAATTCGGTGGGCATGAAGATCACGGGTGAACTTGCTGATGAACAGGTGCTTGGATCTTCTGTGTTTGGACCCAAGATCGGATTTGGTTTCTATTCCAACCTATCTGGAAACTTTGAGCCGGTCACAATGGATATGTGGTTTATGCGAACCATTGGGCGGCTCATTGGAAAGTTAAAGGAATTTGATCCCGCCAAGTATGCCAATCAGGTTCAGCGATTTCGGGGTTCTTTCGCTCTGTCCGGCGATAACGGCATTTATTCCAACGAATTCTCTCAAGAAGAAATCAATCAGGCCATCGTTGATGAACAGGCCATGATTGATCTTGCCCGTAAGGTTAAGTCTCTCCACGAAAAAGACTTCAAGAAAAACCGAGACCTCTTTGACTCGGGCCAGCGAGAGAAGACAGACTTTGTTAAATCCGCAGAAAACATCATTAAATCTTTGGATAGCCCCAAGGATGCTCCATCAACAGGTGCAGAGCGTCGTCTGTTGCGTGATGTTGTCAGAAGAATGCGACAAAGGATTGCCGATGTAACGGGTCAGGACATCCCTCCTGCCTCCCTACAGGCTATTGCTTGGTATCCTGAGCAAGAGTTGTACAAGGCACTTGGCGCTAAGTTGCGGGTGACCAGTCAAAACTACGCAAACTCAATGCGTAAACTTTTAGAAGGAGAAGGATTCGATGGAGACCGAATTAGCGAATCAGCCAAACTTGGATCAAGACGAACACGACGAGCAGATGCTGGCGAAGTCGCCGCAGGAACTCGACCAACTGGTAGACGGCCTAGTCGCACTCTATCGCCAGAAGAGCGAGAAGCCTTCCTAGAACAGGGCAGAGAAGAGGTCTTCTTTGTGCGTGAAAGAAAAAAACCAAAAGCACAAAAAATTATTTTTGATATAGCACCAAATCCTGACGATGTAGAACTTACTAGACAATGGAACGCACTTTCAGTTGATCAAAAACAGCGAATTAGTCAAGAAATTTTAGACACAGTTTTACCGAGGGCTATGCAATCCCTTGGTATTGAGGGCTATATTGTTAATCAGATCGGTAGTTATGAAAACGATACCAACCCATCCTTTGGCCTTTTTGTAAAGAAAGGCACAACGGAACAAATTCAAGAACTCGCCAATATGCTTGGCTATGCCTTGCGTCAAAAGGAAATGGTTGTTGCTTCGCCTAAAGAAGCCAAGGGGCTTTCCAAGAACGGTGCAATTCGTATTGAGGTGGGGGATATTAATCTTGAAGAGGCAGATCGGATTTATCAAAGCCTCCGAGACATCCGTGTAAACGGTAAGCAGATCTTAGACGGACAAACCACGGTTCATGGAAACATGGTCGTGTTGAATTTTTCCAACTTAAAGATCGATAAATTTGCAAAAACAATCCACGATCATCTTAGGGGCGATTATAATATTGTCATAGATGATGTTTATTCAAAACTCATTAACCAAACGGAGTATAACTATGACGATCCGAAAAGCGACCCCAGAGGAAACAGAGGCGTTCTACGGGAGCGGTCTCGTACTCTTCGGGCAGAAGCCACCAACCTCTTCGACAAAAGACTTGAAGACGCAAGAAGAGGACGATTCTCTCTCAGAGGAGACGGAAGAGGACGGGATCAGGGCAGAAGCCTTACGCCGCTTAAAGGTACGCCGGTTATTCAAGGGGCAACCGGGCCAGACCCAAGATTAGTTCGGGTAGCGGAAAAATACGCTAAGGACAACAACATCCCGTACACCCGACAGGGCGAGTACGTTGAAATTGACCCTGAGTTTGCTAGATCCCTTGCGGCGGCTTATGAAGCCATGCCGCATGAGCCAAAGAACAAAAAAGTTAAAGAGGCTTTTGCGGATTTAGCAAAACAAGTACGTCAGCAATATGACGCACTTACTGATGCCGGGTACAGGTTTACATTCTTTGATTCAAAGAGCGATCCCTATGGCGGGAATCCGTGGAATGCTATGCGTGATTTACGAGCCAACAAGCGCATGGCAGTTTATGGGACTTACGATGGTTATGGCACAGAGGGAATAACAGGTGCGGCTATCGAAAACAACCCAATGCTTCAAGACACTGGATTGCGCTGGGCCGATCAATCCGGTGTAAGGCATCCCGTTACAGTCAATGATTTATTCAGGGCGGTGCATGATGCATTTGGTCATGGATTAGAGGGCGCTGGGTTCCGATCACGGGGGGAAGAAAATGCATTCCAAGCCCATGCGAGATTGTTTACTGGTCCCGCTTTAGGTGCATTGACAAGTGAAACAAGGGGCCAAAACAGTTGGATGAATTTTGGTCCTTACGGTAAAACAAATAAAACCGCTAAATTAGAAGATAGCGTTTTTGCTAAACAAAAAGCGGGGTTAATGCCAGAGTGGACATGGACGCAACGCATTGCGCCAGACCAAAAATATTCACTACGCACCACGGACACACCAGAGTTTAAACAATGGTTCGGACGATCAACGATAGTTGATGCAGAGGGTCGTCCCCGTGTGATGTACCACGGAACGGCCCGAAACATTACCGAGTTTAAAGCCAAGCAAGCCGGGGCGATCTTTGTCACAGAAGATCCCCGCTTTGCTGAGGACTTCTCCTATATGTCCGAGATGTGGATGATTGATCACGCAGATCAATTCCTCTCGGAACAAGAAATCAAGAAAGCCGTTGCGGCTGGCGTTGCCAAGATGGCGCAGGGAATGCCAAAGCAGGATCAGATTCGGATGCTCACACAGATCCTACAATTCCCCATTGATAGCGTTGTCAGAGACCCGGATGCCACAGAAATCCGAAACGAGATTGCCAAGCGGCTCCCAAGCAAGCCCAACATCCTTCCTGTCTATGTCCGGGCGGAGAGGCCGTTTGACTTTGAGAACCAAGAGCATTTGGATGATCTGCGATCCATGCCCGGTGTGGCGGTGCATTACCAGCGTATCCGCCGGGGTGAATGGTCTTCCATTGAAGAGCCTGAAGTGCAAGAGGCGATCCAAGACCTTGGGTTTGATGGGTTCTATGTAAGAGAGGGCGGCAAAAAGAATCTGGCGGTTTATAGACCCGACCAGTTGAAGTCTGTCACCGGCAATATCGGAACGTATGGACAGCGTGAGCCTACAGAAACAGAGGCCGCTCAGTTTGGCATGACGAAAGAAGAGGCCAAGGCGGCACAAAAACGAGGTGATCTCCGTTATTCGCTCCGCTCAAAAACTCCCCCGCCACAAAACATTCAACGGTTCTTTGATCAAGCAGAGCGTTTAGAAACTACTCCCGACATCTCTGATCTGCGTGATGCATGGATCGGCGGCGTATCGGATAGCGGTTTAAACGAGGCGGCTTATTACATCAATGATGCTCCGGGCGGTAGAGACTACACAAAGAATGTTCAGAAGCTAGCCAAACAAATGCTTGGTAACCGCATCAAGGGCTTCCGTTTAATGTCTACCGAAGAGCTAGAGAACATTCGGGCGGGTGATCTTAGTTACTATGCGGCCTTTACCCTCGATCCCAATACCGCATTGAGCTTTGCAAACTTTGTTCAAAACAGAAAGATTGCTCCCAAAAACTTAGTTGTTGTCGAAGCAGACATCAACCCCGGCGATATTCACATGATCGGCAAAGATGCTGAGAGTGAAGTCGTTGTGGATATGTTTAAACTTGGCGACCAGAAGGTTCAAGAGTTTGCACAGCCAGTTCGCTACTCCCTCCGCCAAACAAATACACCAGCGTTTAAACAATGGTTTGGTGACAGCAAAGTTGTTGACGAAGATGGCAAGCCTCTAGTGGTGTATCACGGTACTGGCGAAGACTTTTCTGAATTTAAATACAATCAATTAAAAGCCTTGGGCAGTTGGTTTGCAGCCAAACCTGACTTAGCAAATCAGTACTCAGAACTTGTAAGTAGAGGCGGAAAGTCGCCTTCCATAATGCCGGTATATTTGTCCATAAAAAATCCAGCCACCGAAGAAGATTTAGGTAAAGCAACAGAGCAAGCAACAACTGAAGAAGGCAGAGATTTTTCAAAAATTAACAAACGACGCAGAGAAATTTTGCAAGAGCAAGGTTTTGATGGGGTTATTCTGTCGGATTCTTTTGTTGTTTTTGAATCAACGCAAATCAAATCTGCCATCGGCAACATAGGTACATTTGATCCAAAAAACCCGGATGTTCGCTACTCCCTCCGTCAACAGGCGGGGCAGACACTTGGTCAGTCTTATCTTGATACTGTACAAAGAACCACTACCCCGAGGGTAGAAAAAGGGTTCAAGGATCGTATCTCGGAGGCCATGAGTGCGACACCCTTTGCCAAGTTCCGCCAGATGTTTATTAACAAGTACGAGCGGATTGAGTACTACTCCCGAGAACTGGCTAAGAAGTTTGGCGATTCCCTTCTTCTTGCGGATCAATCCGCTATCTCTGCCGCATTGATGTCTGACCGGGCGGCAGGCGTTGCGGCTGAGTCGTTTAAATCGGGCATCCCTGTGTATGCCAAGGGATACACCTATGTGGATAACATGGGCGGCAAGGTCAAGGGACTGATGGAAATCCTCATGCCCCTTGCACAAAAGCAAGACCCCTTTGTTTACCAGATGTTCCAAGACTATGCCGCCAGAAGGCGAGGCGTGAGGCTGGACGCTCAGGGTAAAGTCACCCCCTTCTCCCGCCAAGAACTGGCCCAGATTCCTGCTATTGAGAAACAGTTCCCAGAATTCAAACAGGTGTTTGAAGACTACCAGCGTTACAACGAGGGTCTTGTCAGGTACATGAGAGACACCGGGGTGATCGATGCCAAGGCGGCTCAGGAATGGATGAGGTATGGCGACTACATTCCCTTCTATCGACAATTGGATGGAGAACGTACCGTTGGCCCCAGCATCTTCTCTGCCATCTCTGGAGTTAAGGCTCCCAAGAAATTAAAGGGCGGCGACGCTCCTCTTGGTGAATTTCTAGAGACGGTGGTGCGTAACTCTCGGGCGGCAATCGAAGCCGGGATGAGGAACGTGGCGGCTAACAGGGTAGTCACCAACTTCCAGCGTTTAAACAGCCCAACGGCTGGCGGAAAACTTGTAGAAAGAACCACCGAAAAAGAACGGGACTTTCCTGATGTGGTGATGGTTAGGGAAAACGGAAAGGATGCCTACTACAGGGTAGCCGATCCTCTTTTAGTTCAGTCTCTACAGGCTTTAAACATCCCTCAGATTCCCGGTCTTGATATTCTTGCCAAACCGGCTGAGTTCTTGCGAGAGATGGTGACCCGAGACCCGGCATTTATCGGAGCCTCCGTTCTTCGGGAGTCTCTCTCGGCATGGATCACCACAGGTCAAAAGCTCACCCCCGTGGCAAGTGGTGTCAACCAGTTTGTGAAGATCCTTGCTAATGCCTCCCCCACCGTCCAAGCACTCCGCAGGGCGGGCATTGGTTCAGGCTATGAATTCAAGGGCGATGTACAGGCTACCGCCGGGGTCTTTGGCGATCAACTCAAGCGTATGGCTGGAGAGATGACCACCGCCCAGAAGGCGGTTATGCCTCTCAGAGCGATGTGGGACGGTTTAGACAAGGCTTCGACCGCCGCAGACCTCTCAACCCGTGCCGCCGTCTTTGAGCGGGTCATGCAAGAGACGGGCAATGAGGCAGAAGCTATTTATCAGGCGATGGAGGTGATCAACTTCTCCCGCAAAGGATCAAGCCCGATCATTCAAATCTTTGCCGCCATCATTCCATTCTTAAACGCTCGTATTCAGGGTCTGGATCTTCTGTACCGTGCCGGGTTTGGAAGGCTGGCAAGCTCCACCGCAGTGGCCCAGCAAAAAGCCTTTATGCTCCGATCCCTCGCTCTTCTCGGAACCACCGCAATGTATTACGCCCTCGTCCAAGATGAAGAGGAATGGCAACGGGCAGACCAAGAAACAAGGGACAACTACTGGATCATTGGTGGATTTAAATTCCCCATCCCCTTTGAACTGGGTGTGATGTTTAAGGTGATACCTGAGCGGATCATGGCCTACACAATGGGCGATGATACGGGCGAGCAGGTCAGGGAATCCATTGCCCGACAGGTCTTAGGAACCCTTTCATTTAACCCGATCCCACAGGCCGTCCTACCTCTTATCGAAGCCTCCTCTAACTACTCCTTCTTCCTTCAGCGAGACATCGTGGGGATGGGCAAGAAAGACTTGGCCCCCGAGTTCCAAATCTCCGAGGGGACATCTCAGATTGCAATCCAACTGGGTCAGACATTAGGGATTTCCCCAATGAAGATCGACTATGTCATCAGAGGATATACCGGTGCAATGGGAACCTACGCCATCACCACAATGGATTCCATCATTCGATCTGAGGATGACGCTACAAAGGCTACATGGAGGCTGGATCAGATCCCCGTGTTGAAACGGTTTATGATCTCCGACCTCGGCGCAGGAACGGTTAATGAGTACTACGACCTCCGAGAGAAACTGGATGAGGTGGTGAGAACCTCTAACCAACTGGAGAGAACCGGGAACATTGAAGCCCTCACCGAATACCTGAAAGAAAACGGTCAGGTCTTGGGTATGAAGGATTACATCCGGGATCTGGACAAGGACATGAAGTCTTTAAGAGAGTCCAGACTGGCGATTAACATCTCTAGGATGGAGCCTGATCAGAAGCGTCAATCTTTGGACGCACTACGCAAGGCAGAGATTGCACTTACCGAGCGAATTAATTTGCTGCGTAAGAACATGGGCGTTTAAACGAGTACACAGCAGTTCCACCACAGCAGTTCCACTTACGACCGTAGATGGAACGATACGTTTAAACGGGTAGATCATTTTATGATCCTGACCTCGTTCTCTGTCTCAATCCAGACTCTAGCCCCGCAAGACAAAGGCTTATCAGGACTGTAAACAATCTTACTTGGCCCATCGATCTCTACCTCGTGGGCGTAGGTGTTGGACTTATAGTTTTTAACCGTCAGAACCGGATTTCTCTCCCCGGTCTTCTGATTCTTGCGGATGATCAACTGGTTGACATGAACGATTGTTTTCATCGACTAGCCCTTTTACCTGTTCAAAAAGATCCCACTCCGATCCGTAACGCTTCTCGAACTCCTTCTTCCAAGGGTGTCGAGATGCGTAGGTGTCGTTATTTAAACCAGCACGGTGGTGGTAGTAGCAAAGCGGGATGGTGTGAAGATCGCTCACCCGGCGGGAGTTCTTGTGGATGTGATGAATGTCGGGCGCAGATTTAAGGCCATACTCGTTTAAACAGACTATGCAGCCCAGCTCCATCAGGTTAGCAAACCACTGCTCTCTTTCTTTCATAGATCAACTAGTGTCCATCTGTCTAATGGCACATCAAAAAAGTCTTCGTTCTTAC